GCGCTGTTAACGACGTGCAACTGTCGGTCTGGTCCGATTCAGGATCAACTACAAAATCCACACAATTCTCGTTGACAAAATTGCTAACCAACTGCTCATAGATGTAAAACTTTTGAGCAATTCCATTTATACGAGCCACTTCATTCAAAGAAACGTTGAAATGGTCAAAAACGTCTTTACCATGGTACCAACTCTCACGAATTGAATCACACATAGTAGCAAATTGAGCCTGTTTAGGAGTGCCACAATCTTTGTACCAATAGCAAATTTCCCTGGTATTTTCTAAAGTCAGAGGGCACAAAATCATGCCCCCATCTTTTCGAAAGGAACGACTAAGAAAAACTAAATCTTCCGATTTCATAAAATCAGATGAAACGCTCGTCTTATCTCCATTGGTATAAGTCATGCCAAAACTGGCACACAGGCGAGAAACATTGGTCATAGTGTAAAATTTCTGTGCTCTAGGGGCCACAACAGCAACATTATCATCCCCATAAAGAACAAGCCTCACATCTTTATTAAAATCACCTCGTATATAAACCTGGCGAGACTCACGCTTAGCCAAGATATAACAATAACACATCAGTAAAAAATTTACTAAAGAATTATAGTCTGACGTAAGCGGATTACCCGACGGATTGCCATGAGACACACTAAATATGTCATGATCAACAAGATGATAGGCCTGTACCAATTCAAACCACAAAATCTTACGGTGCTGCCACATATTGTCTGCATACCATCTATTTATGAAATCCAATGCGCACCAAGCAAGTGGTGAAGGAATTGAAGCATCATAATTGGAAAAGTCACCAGCAAACAACTTGGAATCAGGAACAAAATTAAAAATATAATCGTGCAACTTTTTCCATTCATTACTGTGAACATTTATTCCAACTTTAATGGGACCTTCATTATGCGTCGAATGAAGCCACCCACTAAAAGCACCAAAATACATTCTTTGGACTATCAAATAATCAACAGCGCATACAGAAAAAACACGGGTTTTACAATCAAGAACACGTTGTAGATCACGCCTTTCATCTTTAAGTTGACATATCCAAAGAACAATTTGGCGCTGATTTAAATTCAATTTTTCCAAACGATCATTAACTTGTTCCATCAAAACATCAATTGGAACCCAAGGGGTATTTTGGCCATCTCCGTGAAACAAAGCTGCTTTACCACCAGATACACAAAGAGTCCAAGGATGACCAGGAGAAGTACCCATGCACAAAGACGAAACATGCATCTCTGCCATTCCATTAACAGCCTCTTCAATAGTAAGCATACGTCGCCTTTTCATAGATGGACGAAGGGCACTATAGGCGTGCTCAAGCTCAAAGAGACAATCGGACAAAACATCCTCATCCATCGGAAAATCAGGCACATCCAATTTTTGTAAAGCCTTAGTGAGCGCAGGCTCAACCAAAACCGCTGGAGCTTCTAAACTGGGGCCTAAACACTCATAAAAGACCGACTTTCTAAGTTTTGTCTTACTGGCAATTTGAACACCTTCACCCTTTGTCAAACGCCCTTCTTGAGC